GCTACCATACTGTTGTGTATACGCTACAGTACAGTGTGTATACCCCGACCACCATGACCCCACCGACCACCTCAACACCTCGGACTCTGATAGGGCAGGCATTTCGACAGGTGACCACAACACAGTTTGGTAGCCGCGTGATCCCAGTTAGGCAACTGATCGATCAACTGTGCGCTGCCTTTAGGATCCCAAGGTGCCACACGCGGGTCTACTACTGCACAGCCTGTAGCTAGTACTGTGCTAGCTGCTAGCAGCGTGACTAATAGCAGCCTGCGCACTGTGTAAGTAATCATCTAGTCCCTCCTCTTGTTCTGTTGAGTCAAGTGTAACCATCTGCATAAGGCTTAGACAGTCCTGCCGATCTCTATATGGTAGAGTCAGCACAAACTCTGTGACCTTGGTCATGCTGGGCAGTGCCCACATCACTTCCATAAGAGCTTTCTGCTTGTGGGTCAAGCCCTCTATAGTTAGGCTCATAGTACATCCTTAACTACTAACTGTTCTAGTACTAGTGCAATAGCCATCACAGTTAAGAACAGCCATAAGGGCCAAGTAGAGTAAAAAGCTTCTAGTAACATGTCAATTCCGTTGTGTCTGTATGTGTTAATTATAGCAGCTTTTGGATCACATGTCAACCAATTTTCGGATCCGTTGTGCGATATCTGCAGGGGTGTCACTGGGTACTGTCAGTATGAATCCGCCGTAGTCTACGAAATCGGCACTCTTGAACTCTAGGTCAATGCCCATGTTTCTAAACACTTGATTCACGCTCTTCAGTGTTTCATTGACCTAGAGTTCAAGAGATATTTTCTAATAGAGCGTTTTAATTCTTCAGTTTGATCTGCCCAATCTACTTGATTACTATCTCGAGGTAACTTTAATTCAATTGTTGCTCTGTCATTACTTCGACGATACACAAATCCCGGTGGGCAAATACTTTGTAAAAGAGTTTCGTCTGCATTTGTTACGCCTTTTAAACAATGAACTCCTACATTAACAGATTGTTTTAATGTATGCACATACGCCATAAATCTGTTATCAAGATCTGCAAGTCGATGCCATAATGTAATAGCCGCTCCGTTTGTTTCTTCTCGTTGTATGGCCCATTCTGCTCCGTAAATGCTAACAAAGTTTTTATAAAACTCTAAAACTGTGTCTGATCCTTTAATAATGCTGTCATCTGTAAATGATACAGGATCATATTCGCCTTGATCTGTCCATTGGCTTTTTATAGCATGAATATTGCACTCGCCCTTATACGTCGGACGTTTATTATATGCCCAGCGTATATTTTCAAAATTGTCTAAAAAGATTTGATCAATTGATTCGCATAGGAGTAATGCTCCTAGAACCTTTAATCCTTTATTTTTTAAAACAAGTGCGTAGTGAGATGTTTTTGCAACATGGGTTTGGTCAGCTTTACCGCTAATATCTTGGTGTTCGTATACAATTACTTCACCTTTAACAGTATACCCAACGACATCAATAGATCCTCCAGGAATGCTCATTTCATTAACTGCACGTACTACAGCTGGAAGTCCTACTAATTGATTAATCTTGTTTAGACTTTCTAGATCAGACGCTAAACTTTGAGTAAATTTAGTTTCTGCTCCCCATTGTTCACGTAAGGTTTTCATGGTGCGCCCTTTTGCTTAATTAATATAACTATTATAGCAAAAATTTTGGATATATTGTCAAGTCTTGGGTATTTGCTCAATGTACGCACTGTCGCACATTTTGCTCAATGTACGCACTGTCACACAACAGCATGTAGGCCAATCGCTCCAGATTACTGGGTGGTTGTCCCAGACTGGCCAGGAGTGGTATGCGCTCCAATTCAGTAATACACTTGTTCACAAAGTCAGCACTCAATTCTATGCCCGAACTGTGTCGTGGTTTCAGCAGCACAATGTCCGCAGTGCCCTGGGGTTGTAGATTGTTTCTCAACTGTTCAATCAGAGTCATGTCTTGAAACTGTTTGATGCCGTTTTCTGCCAGACTCATATTATGTTCCTGTGTGTTGCTGTTTATGTGTTAATTATAACAGCTTTTGGACGACCTGTCAATCTGTCACTTGCCTGAGATTATGCGTTCAACCATTGCTTGCCAAGTGTTTGCAGGCACCTCGGAAAGTGAACCCGGGACAGTTGCATGTTTGTGCGTCCGGGTCGACTGTGTATTCTTTGCCATTGCTGCCTTTGACTGTGATTGCATTTGATTCTTTCTTTGTGTGTTTGAATGGGTTTGGTTTAACTGCTTCGAACTTGCGTCCGCTCTTGCTAAACCCTTTGATTGGGTTCTTAAAGTAGAAAGGCTCGGTGTCGCCCTTCTTGATATAGCTGACTAGATTGTTACCATCCAGTAGATATATGTGTGCGGGGAACAGACCTCCTGTTGTTTCTAATACAGCTTCCATTATTCGCCCTCTTTGCGTTGTTTAAGTGTATATTATAACAGGTTTGAATAACCCTGTCAACCGATGGGTTATTCAACGAAGAAGTCTACTATATTGCCATCCTCACATACCTTAGTGACTACAATGAAGTCATCGAGTTGACCCTTGGCATACAGACGAGCCTCATCTAGATCGTCGAAGCATTCAACATCAGCACCGTAGCCCGTGCCGTCGGCATCATATAGTAATACAGAATATTCCATCTTATTGTACCTTGCCAATGATTTCTTGAGTACGCTGTCCGAGATACGCTGTACGCTGATGAATGTCTGCGGCATCCGCTAGTAGTTGTTGTGCGTTCTGGTGGGTATTGGCTTGTTTGATCAAAGCCTGTACATCAGCACTGGGTTGACGAGGAGTCAATTTACCGCTAGCCGGCCGTTGAGGAGTAATTTTGTCTATCATCTTCTGCTCCTGTTTGTTGCTGTCTATGTGTCTATTATAGCAGAGCCTGCTCAATCAGTCAATCAAAAAAGGTTCTACAATCAGCGCAGCCAACAAGATAGCCAAAAAGATCCACAGTTCCATTGTCGAGTATAGAGCGTTGATTACTTGATCCATTTTGAACTCCTAGTGTGCGTGTGTATGTGTTGATTATAGCAGTGATTGGGCAAACTGTCAACCCCAAGCTCGCAATAACCCTGCAGCTCCTATGGTTAATGCTACACCATTAACTATCATCTGCGGCCGGTTGTGCACACGCAGATTCCACGTCAAGTAGCAGGCACCTCCACCTAAGCCTGCCACAATGTTCCAAGGATGTTGCTCCGGAAAAAAGCTCATCAGCACGTACATTGTTACTAGGAATACAGTGCCCGTCCATTGCAGTGTATTGTTTAAGTTCATCTATAACCCTTTACGCAGGTACAGTATTTTTGCATTTTAAGTCCTTCTGTGTGTTGCTTTGTATGTGTTTATTATAGCGCACTTTAGCCAATTTGTCAAGTGCGCTATGTATAACCCTACACTTTAGTCAACTATTTGCACGCTTGTAGTACGCAGTGCTTGTTGCGCAAAAGCCACAACACGTTGCAGTTCCTCATTTAAGTTTTCTGCACTTAAATCTCCACTTACATAATTGCATTTTGCTTGTGTAGGGAATACATACTTAACCTCGTCGCCTACAAATTTCTTGTGTACGTTAAAAGCAAACTGTGCTTTATATGTGTTTAGTTTTTTGTTTTTAACTAGTTTAACGTAAGCAATACAAGCTGTGTACATTGTGTTTCCTTTTTAGTGTGTATGCATGTATTATAGCGTACTCTAGCCAAACTGTCAACCAAAATGTTTACAACCCTGCGGCCTGTAGGGTTATTCTTTGATATAAGCAGCACCGTCCTCTTCGGTAAGTTGCAGTCGGGCGCCCTGGGGAAATTGGCTGATCAGTCGAGCCATAAGGGCTTCACGATCCGAGCCCTGTCCGATGAACTCGCCAGTGTCTTTACGGTAAGCGAACAATTGGTCTTCGTCCTGTTCGATACGGATATGGATAGCATCTGGCTCCAATGCAGGATCTAGTTCTTCCCCAGCTTCTTCAGCCATCTCTCGAGCCAACCCCCTCAGCTCTTCCTCTGAAACATTAAGGCGCTCCAGCATTTCGCTAAAGACTCCACTGTGGAATCGTTCACTGACCTTCCAGGTAACTGCCGCACTGATGGCGCCACAGACTGCACATAGAAAAATCACTTCAATATCTGACATACCTTACCCTTAAAAAAAGACCCCAGGATCTCTCCTGAGGCCGTGAGTTGCTGCCTAATCCGGGAGCGAATCGTTTAGGCCGGCACTGCTTCGGTCATCTCGACAGTAGCTTCTTGTGAACCCGTAAATGGATTCTTCTTTACCACGTAGGCAACTGCTGCTGTGATAGCCGCGTTGTCTTTGCCGTACTGGGTGGAGATCAAGTGCTGAGCGATTTCAGTCTTGGTCATTGCGTGTGGAAGATCGATCAACTGGACATCAGTGTGGCCGTTCTTGGCCAGGATCTTGACACGCATTGTGTCGTTAGCAAATCGGATTTTAGTTTTACCTGCCAGCGTTGAAACACCTGCAACTGCGAAAGTCTTGTTAGTAGCCATTTTAAAATTTCCTTCTGTGTGTGTAATGTCGATATCGACAGTTAATTATAACATCTTCTAACCAATGTGTCAACCAATCATTTATCCAATTCGTTGGACCTGAATAGTGACACTTTCCTTCTCGTCTAAAAGACGAGTTCCTGCATAAATACTTATATGGAATACATACAAAACAAATATGCAAAGACTTACTTTAGGATAATTGATCGTGCTCAATATAGAATCCTTACAGGATATACTGAACGTCATCATATCATTCCTAGATCGCTGGGCGGAACGGACGATCCTACCAACATTGTTGTTCTTTCTGCTCGCGAGCATTATATCTGCCATCTTTTGCTTACTAAAATGTTCAGCCACGATCGCGATAAAGCCAAAATGGTTTCTGCTGCAATCTGGTTCCGCAGACACGAAGGATTTATAAACAATCGAATTTACGAAAGTCTTAAAACATTTATTTCTCAATATCGAAGTGCTCAATACACCGGAAAGAAGTTGGGTCCTCGTCCCCACGCTGCTGTTTCTCAAAAAGCTGCATGGGATCGTCTTACTCCAGAAGAGCGAGCTCTTAGAACTGCAAATTACGGTCATAGCCTCTCCTCTGAAACAAAGTCTAAAATTGGTACTGCAAATGCAGCAGCTTGGGTTAAAAAACGAGCAACTGGCAATATGCCTATTATTGATGACGAATACCGAGCCAAGAAACGTGCTGCTGCTCAGGCACGCTGGGCTAAGAAGTCCTAGTCACTTGTATTGTGACACTTTCTTTTTCATCTAGAGCGGCAATAAACTCATCGTCATAGCAAAGATCCTGCATACTCAAGTCAATCATCTCTTCGACTCGAGCTTCGTCCGCGACACCGTTTCCGGCACACTGGACTTCAAATGTAAATTTAATCGTTCTCATTGGCAGCAGCTCCATCTTTGATCCACTCTGTGAGCTCTTCCTCTTCGTAGACTTCTTCGTATTCGGCCATGCTGCCGCTGATATCAAACATGTCATCAAGCTCATCGCCAATGGCAGCTCGCACAGTGTCCGCCTTCTCACCACCGTATTCATACAGGTCGTCACATCCATCTTCCCACTTGCCCACATAGGCCATGCCGGGTTCGTAGTAGTAAAGGGTGACTTCAAAGCCTTGCTCTATCAGTGCTTCGCAGACTGCAATGGGCGGGCTCCAAGCTGAATCAAAGGTGCCGTTAAATCCGAGACCATCACTGTCGATCTCAACACTGTCACTCGTCACATCCCACTTGGTTCCCCACTCGGACACATTGAAGTCATACCAATTGCTGTAGCCATACTTCTCGAGGTTGGCAGCGGTCTTTGCTTCAAGCGCAGCCTGCTCTACAGGATCACCTAGGTGGCCTGATGTAGTATCAAGTAGCTCTGCAGGGCACGGAACTACCGCTTGGCAAAGACCACCATTACTAAATGCATCTGCAAGTCGCTGGATCTCTGATTGCTGACCACCACGGACTGTAATTTGATTTTGGCACCAATTTGGCATGTTCGCTCCTTATGTTTCAGTATTAGACAATTGTTCTTCTATCTTGCTTATGAACAACAGCTCTGCTCGCTGTGCCGCACCCTCGAAAAGCTGACCAATTATACGATATGTCTTTGCCGCGTTCATCTCTGTGACCTCTCCGGCATTGAGAGTTTTCATTGCTTGGCTGATCCACTTGTACTCTGTAGTGGTAAGCATCACGCCACCACCTTTGTAACTACTCTCTGCATACTGTCTTGGAAGATTTTCTGCTGTTTCTTGGTCAACTGGCCGAACATATCAACACACATACTCTCGAAGTAACCTGCGGTATAAGCATGTGAGTATTCAGCTTCTTTACATGCTGCGAACTCTTTCAGTGTCTTTCTGAACTCTTGCTGTGCTGTGCTTGAAAACATTTGCGTTCCTTTTGTGTCTGTATGTGTATATTATACAACCAATCTGCCAATCTGTCAACCAAAATCTTTAACAATCAGCAGGTATAAAATGATCGCGCTTCGTCCTCTTCCTCTTCTTCTTCCAGGATGTCATTCGAACGCATCATATCGGCCACGTCGTCTTCGCTCATGTAGCACAGCGCCATCTCTGCCACAGCCTGTGCGCTGATCAAGCCTTCGTCCATCATGGCCAATAATTTAGTAGTTGCTTCACGTGTCATTTTGCGTTCCTTTTGTGTCTGTATGTGTATATTATACGATCAAGCAGCCAATCTGTCAACCAATTTGTCAACTAAGATCAACTGTGGCTTTCCTACAACACGACCGCCTTTGTTGCTGGCGTAGAGCTCTGCTATTGCACGAATGTAGAACTGCTCCACAGTTCCGTTTGGATAGACTACCGTGTATTCCATTATGCCTTCTTCATCATTCGCATCAGTTCATTGTGCAGGTAATCAACTTCATCCTGCGGCACATAGAAGTCACTACGAGGATCATAGTATGCACCCTCTTTGACATCGTAGTAGAGTGGGCGCCCGCCAATGTTAAACGGTCCTTCTAGTCCCTTGCGGGCAGTGTAACCTTGAAGCACATCGTTGACTATTCTGTAACCCATCTCGCTCTCCTTGTTGCTGTCTATGTGTTTATTATAGCGCCTTTTGGACAACCTGTCAACCAATTTAATCTAAAGCCACTCCGGGCATAGGGTTTTTACCAGTCCAGTGATCCATTGTGACACAGATGGGATGCTGATGTACTCCTATCAATGTAATTCGATCTACCTGCTTGGCCATTGCTCGGCACTGCACTTGGGTCTGGACGTACTCCACCTTTTTGTCGATGAAGTCGCCCCCCGGGGTGCTTAACATTATGATCAGCACCCAGTTCATTAGTCCATCCTCGAGCCAGCGTAGACCTTGTCCAAGCCCAACCGCTCTTTCAGCACCTTGGCGTAAGCATACGCACCTGCTTCTTTAACTGAGATGCTCTGGGTGCCGTGACCGCTTGGGTTCCAAATCTGCAGGCTACCTGTGTAGTCTTTGCGGAAGCCAAAGCTCTGAAGCGCCTTGCCCATCTTTGAGTTTGATCGCACACCGTACACGTTAACCCAAGCAAAGCCGCAGGCATCGCGCTCGCCAATCTGGGCAAAGGAAATCGCAGCCGCTGTCTGTGCGTGGAGAGCAGCTTGGGCACAGGCTTCTTGTACGGCTTCTAAGTTAAAGTCTTTTGCATTCATAGTTCGCTCCTATTTGCTGTTTAAGTGTTTATTATAACACCGATCGTCCAAACTGTCAACCAATACCCTTACTTCTTTGCGGGCTTCTGTGCTGCTTCGCTGGCTGCGATCTTGCCTGTGTAAGCACTGCCTGCCTTATGGATCAAGCCAGTTGGAGTGATAGTAACAGTTCCGCCGTTTTTTGTAGTGTAAGTCGTTTGCATTGTGTTTCCTATTTGCTGTTTAAGTGTTTATTATACTGTCTTTTGGACAAGCTGTCAACCAAAATCTGCATCTTTTGGAAAATACTTTATCGAAGCGTTAAAAAGCCCTACAAGCGGCGATCACTGTAGGGCTTGGGTTATGCACTAGGGCAGGGCCTGCGCCTGCTGTAGACGGTTTAAACAGGTCTTAGAGGTCGAAGTACTCTGAGGGCTCAGTGGGCTCTGGAGCCAGCACACCGATCTCTTCTAACCAATCGTACACTGTCTCAATCGGACACTCTAGCATTAGAGCGATAGTTTTTGGGCGGTGCCCGTCGATATACATTTGCTCGATGTCGTATGCTAGTTCACTCATGCTCATTTGGTTATTTCCTCAATCTTTTGTTTAGTTTTTTCATACAATGTAGGCTCAGTTACTTCTACAATCTTACTGGCGCCTTTGTGTATTGCCGAGTTTACTTCTTTAGAAAGATCTTCTACCTGTGAAGGATAGTTCTGATAGATTAGAAAGCCTAATAGGGCGACTATGATATATTGCATTATGCATACTCCTGATCTTCAATTACAGATAACATATTAGCAGGAACACGCCACGAGCCCTGGACTGTCTTCACTGTGATATACTTGATTGCGATCTTAGTAACTATACCAGTTACCTTCTGTCTTGTAATTGAGTTAGTAAAGTTCACGTTAGCGCCAAGACGCAGGCTTCGCTTGGTTGCCTGTATGAGCTGCGCACGGTTCCATTTGACTGCATCGACGATGCTGGCCAGTTGATCGTTGGTCCAAGTGCCGAACATGATTGCTTGGTTGATGTCTTTGATATTCATCTTTCGCTCCTAGTTGCTGTGTGTATGTGTTTATTATACAACCAATCGAACAAGTTGTCAACCGAAATATACCCTACTAGCAGCGGGGTCTGTGGCTGTTAAACCACAGCCCCTAGCACCCTAGCCTACTTCTTTGTTATAGATCACAGTCTGTCCAAACGGACTGATCATGTCGCTACCTTTAACGATGAACAAGGTATCTGCATAGTCCTCGTCACCCCACTCACCGCAAGGGTAGCCATCAGTGAACATGATAAACTTCTTAGGCTGGATATCATTCTCTTTCATGAACTCCCAGTTCACCATGAAGTCAGTACCGCCGCCGCCCTTGGGTTCGTACTCTAACAGGTCTTCGCTGTTGTCATGTGTGATCTCTTCATGAGCATAGATCTCTGTATCAAAGCACCATAGGTTAATCTTGAAGTCTTGGTACTGGTCCATGATGCCTTTGATCTCGCTAAGGAACACAGTTGCATCTTCAACACCAATTGATCCGCTCATGTCAATGGCCACGCATACATCGATAGTCTCATCGTTCTTCATGCCTGGCAGGATAGCACCTGACATCTGGCCCTTACGGCTAGGACGACTAAAGGAGTAATCGTTGCGTACGATACTTTGGATGTTCATACGGATCAACTCACGCCAGTTCATCTTAGGCTCAGTCATGTCCTTGATCAGGCGCAGGATACCCATAGGCACTTTGCCTGCACCAGCTGCCGCCGCTGACTGGATCATTGCCTGCTTGATCTCATCACGGATGGCCTGTGCTTCTTCCTTAGTCATGCCGGGAACGCCCTTGCCGCCCTTGCCGCCCTTGCCTTCTTTGTCTCCTTCTTTGTCTCCTTCTTTGCCTTCGCTAGGAGCGTTGCCGTCTTCGTTAATGTGATCGTCAAGCAGGTCACCAACTTGCTTGAGCAAGTCCTCCATAGAGATCTTCTCAGACTTTTCCCAAAGCTCGTCGTAGATCTCTTCCCATGCCATGCCACGATACTTATTGTCTTGGCAGATATTTACTTCGGTGATCTTGTCGCCGATACGCTCGTCTACAAGGATCTGATTGACTGCAAAGTCCTGTGCAATATTACTCAGCTGACGATCACGCGATCCTACACGACCAAAGTGGTCAAACACGCAATGACAGATCTCATGTGCAAAGAGGAACTCTAGTTTCTTGATAGAAAGTTTCTTAACAAAGTCCACATTGTAGTAGAAGTTTCTGCCGTTAGTTGCGGCAGTTTGGCACCAATCGCTAGCATCAATCAGTTGCATACGAGTAGCCATGTTGCCGAAGAAAGGAGTCTTCAGTAGCAGGGCAATACGGGCAGTTGTCAGTTTCTCAATAATCGGATCATTCATTAGTCGCTCTCCTTAGTATGTATATATTATAGCACCAACGAATCCAATCGTCAACCACTATGTTGTTGTATTACTGCAACAGCCCTGGCGCTTGAATAGGGTGGGCAGGCCCTGCTGAGACAGTCCTGCCCTGCAACGGAGGGGTCTTAATTCTCCATTGCACTTAGAACGTATAAATAAGAGTGAGGATCGCGATGTACCACCATCCACCCTCTCTAACAGTTTATAAGGAACTATCAGCATGAATATTTACACTCCCTACACCTATCTCATAACATTTCTGCCCACAGGGCAACAGTACTATGGTGTTCGTACCAAACGAGGCTGCAACCCCACAGACCTTTGGAACAGTTATTATACAAGCTCTAAGGTTGTACGTCAACTGATCGCTCAACACGGCTGTGGTGCTTTTACAACACAAGTCCGTAGAACCTTTGCCACCCGAGAGGCAGCATTGCTGTGGGAACATCGTGTGCTCCGTCGATTGGATGCTGCCCGTAATCCTCACTGGCTAAACAAGAACAATGGTGATAAGAAGTTCTTTGGCGGAGGCGTTCCTAAAGGCTTCAAGCATAGCGAGGAAACCAAACGGCTTATGTCGGAGAACAGTAAAGGTGCTCGCAACGGCAAGACTGGACGTCCTGTATCCGAAGAGACTAGGCAGAAACTTAGTGATGCTCGTAAAGGATATAAAGAGTCTGTTGAAGTCGTCGAAGCCAAACGCCAACGAATGTTAGGGGAGAACAATCACAACTATGGTAAGAAGTTCCATTGGTGGAACGACGGCACTCGCAATTCGTTAGTAGAACAATGTCCCGGATCGGAGTGGGTGCGTGGACGCTTATGGAGTGACGGACATAGAGCTAAGATGTTAGCATCACGGCACCCTACATAAGGGAAAAGGTGGGCTACTGCTGAGACAGTACCCACCCTCAATGGAAAACTGGGTCTAAATCAATTTTCCATTGCCACCAAAACGTATTTTCCAAATCTTTTATGAAACTCTTCGAAGCTCTTCATCTTTGTAGCATCCAACGGCAGGTTGTAGTTTGTCAACGCTGTCTTCGCACCCATCACTACCAACTCAGTTGGGAAATTGTCCATCATGTAGCGGAAGAAGTTGTCAGCACCGTCGTCCCAGTTCTTGACTTTCTTCTCTGCACGGTCTTTCAACTCGTAGCACAAGCTCACAGTCAAAGAGTACATTGCTGAGATCTCTTTAATCTGCAGGTCCTTGACCTTGCCATCAATGATGTCTTCTGCTTTAGGCAAGCGTCCTGCAATCTTGCGGTGAGCCATAAACTTCACAGCCAAGCCATCACCAACTGCACCACTGATCAAGTTAGTCAGCGTGTCGTTGTCAGTGTCGTCATCTTCCAACAGCTCGCTCACAAAGCTCCATGAACGTGGAGTAGCGAATGCCTTTGAGCTAGACTTAGGATCAAAGTCATACAGGTCTTGCTTGGCAAAGCCCACATAGCCTACGACCTCTGGGTGGATCTTGTTCAGCGTGGCCCAGTCCTGCCAGTCATCAAAGTCTACCTTTGCTTCCAAGTGGACGAAACGGTTAGCCAGTGGAGCTGGCATACGATATGTCACACCACGATCGCCTTCGCGGTTACCAGCGGCAACCAAGTCAACACCATCTGGCAGTTTGTAAGTACCAACACGACGGTTCAGGATCAACTGATAGGCCGCAGCCTGCACAGCTGGAGGAGCACTGTTCAACTCATCCAGGAAGATGATTGCGGTGCTAGTTGGATCTGTAGGCAGCTCTGCTGGAGGCGCCCACACCATAGTGCCTAGGTCGCTGTTGTAGTAAGGAATACCTTTGATGTCAGTAGGTTCCCACAGGGCTAGACGAACGTCGATGACTTCGCGGCCTGCGTCTTCGCCAATCTGCTTGACGATATCTGACTTACCAATACCTGGAGGACCCCACAGGAACACTGGGCGACGTTTCTGGATTGCCTTAGCGATAGAACGCTTGGCACTCTTTGGACCCACTTGACGAACACTAATATCTGCTGACTTTGACATAATAAAGACCCTTCTCAGTTGTTACAATTTGCTTTCTCAGTGTTAATAGTATAACACCAATCACCCTAGTTGTCAAGCTCTTTTTACAAAGTTAAGTTGGGTAGTGTTGTCGCCACGAACACTTTTAATCTTTGCTTTGATACAGATCTTAGTGCCTGCTTCTAAGTTACTATTATACCAGAAATCAACGAAGCTGTCAACCAGTTTTGCAGTAACCCTATACTTGTCATAGTCTTTGCTGTAGTAGCACTTGACAACTTCTACTTCGCCCTGGATCTTGTCTCCCACATTGCCTGTGAGCTGGGTTGAGTTGCGGATGTCGCTGGTTAGATCCTTACGCTCTTGCTCACGGACCATAGCAGCAGGCAGGCAGCTGACAATGGCAAACTCTAGTAGGTTACGGCCGGTGAACTCATCCATCTGTGCAATACGCAGAGCCTGCTGCTCGAACTCGTTGATCTTGCCCGATAGCTGTTTAAGCAGGAAGCCGTTGAAGAAGTGTCGAACTTCACGTCCTCGCTCGATGTCTGCGGCAGTAGCTTCGGTCACAGCATCTGTTCGCAGCCATTCTTTCAGCATCATCTTGTTGGCCTGTGTGATACGCTTGGTGCACTGATTCTCCATCACGTATACATCTTCTTTGAAGTAGCCGCCGTTGACTCTGTCAGCTGCCACTGCCAATCCCCAAACTTGATCTGCTGTAAACATGTTCGCTCCTAAGTTCTTACTATGACGCTAGTATACTATAATTTATCCCGATTGTCAACCACTTTGTTGGAGTTCCAGCCAAGAAAAAAGACTGTGGCATTTCTACCACAGTCCTAAACACTGCCCCGGGAGCGACTACGGTATGTGTTTGAAAACCCCTTAGAGGGTGATGCCCATTGACTTGGCCTTGTAACCCAGTGCCACGATCTCACGGCTGGCATTGCCCATTTCATATTCAGTGACCATAACACCGTTGCCTGCTTTGCGGCTCTTAGCGTAGATGGCATAACCATTTTGACGCAAGCGGCTAGCTTCTGCAGCCAAGTTACCAACGCCTAGATCACTCTTGGCCTGTGCTGGTGTTAGTTTTGCACCATTGTAAAGTGCTTGAAAGACTTTGAATGTCTTTGTATCTTTAGAAATACGTTTCATGTTTAAGTTTCCTTTGTAAAGCTGTTATTTCACAGCATTTAATTAGTATATAACACACAGCGTTGAATGTCAACCCTGCGGTTTACCAATTTACTTCTTTACAGAAACATTAGCTCGAAGGAACGCACCGAAGATAACCACAGCCAACCAAGTGCCGATAGTGTAAGGGATCTCCAATGCAGGGAACAAAGTGTTCGCCGCCCAGATGGTAATGACTGGGCCAATGGCAACCAGCACAACGATCAACAGGATACCTAGAATAATTTTAAGCATTGTCATTCTCCATTTCGTTAATTTCCTGCTGAAGCTTCAGTTCAGCGATCTCTTTGTCGACTTCTTTCTCTGCCCGTCGACCTGCTGTGGCACTGCCCTTCTTGTAGATCTCCCAATAGTGATCTTCACAGTAGCTCTTGCCGCCGATACTCTTTTTGCCGCAGAACGTGTACGGCCACGCCTTTTGTTCTGCGCCAATGAACTGACATGTTCTTGCTGGTCCAAATCCTAAATCCATTATGCGCCCCTCCGCATGATTGTGACTTCAGCCATGCTCTTCCAGTTGTTGGCAAAGCTCTTGCGCAGGTCTGCAACCTTGAGCACAGTGCGCAAGCTCAACTCACGCATCTTGGCACGGTTCTCCATAACAAAGTCTACTACCTCATCACGCTGAACTTCATTGAACTCGTAGCTGTCCAGCATGCCGTCGGCTACAATCTGCTTGATACGCAGGCACTTTTCACGATCAGTGTCCATTTGCAGATCAATGTAGTGGCAACGGCTTTCTAACGCTGCCAAGTGATCTTGCAATTTCTTAGAACGAACGTTCTCGAACTTGATGTTGGTGATAAAGATAGCACCTGCTTTGAATTCGAACTTGTCTGGAATGCCTTCGCTTCGCAGGATGCGGCTGTCAGTGTTCCAAGAGATAGTGCGCTTCTTGCTAGTGTCCAAAGCCGCTTTGAGAATGTTCAAGCTAAGGTCGTCTAACAGTACTGAGTCACAGTCATCGAACACGATAACGTTACCTTTCTCACTGTACTCGTAGAGCTTGCTGTACAGGCCAATGGCACTCATAGCACCCTTCACAATCTCATAGCGTGGCTTACGGTCACCTAGTGCATTGAACAGGTCGTCCTTGCTGAGCACTTCGTCAACACCAAAGCTCTTGCCTACGCCTGGAGGGCCTGTGACAATCATTGCTCGCACATTGCCTTCTTTCACAGCCTTGGTCATGTCTGTAAGTACTTCAAAGCGAGCACGTAGGCGCTCAACAATCTCTTCGTCTGTCTCTTTAGACACAACTGCATCACTGACTTTGATCTGTTCCAAGCTCTTGTCTCCTGCTGGAGTTGCTGACACATCGCCTGACACAACAATGTAGCTGTCTACACCATCACACTTGATCTTGATCTTGCGATCTGGAATGCCTGCATTGCTGGGATTAGCGCTGCCGCCTTCTACTGTAACGAACCCGCCAGTGCTGCCAAACTTGAAACCATCTACAAGCTGAAAGCGTACACCGCTCATGCTGGTCTCGCGGCCACGGATCTTGTAGGTACCATCGTTGATTTGAATAACTGCTGACATAGTTTTCGCTCCTATTTGCTGTTTAAGTGTTTATTATACTGCCAAATGAAGCTGTTGTCAACCTCAGCGGCTGTTGTAATTACGCCACAACTGCTTCTGTAGCCTTTGCTTCGCTCATTGAAACCCACTTGCCGTCTGTAGCGTTACAGCGTACGAACCACGCAGCTATACCGTTGAGCTTGCGCAAGATGTAGTCGTATTCCTCTTGCTGGCATAGGTCAAAGTATTCCTGGATGCTGTCGTACTTGTTGCTCTGCTGGCTATACTCGCCGCGATCACGACCATAGAACAGGCACTGTCCAGCCCACTTGGATTGGAACGCAAGGTACTCATCGCTGCCGTACTTGCCAGGTGCATCAAACGGACGCTTAACACCAATCTCTTCGCCCAGTGTACTGAGGTTCCCCAAGTCCAACAGTTGCTGCACTTTGAACGGGTCCATGTAGTGATTAGTTAGGATAGCGCCTGTGCCGGACAAATAATTATCCCAATGGCAGTAAACTTGCTCTACTGTGCCGTCTGCGTATTCTAAAGCAATAGTTCCGCGAGTTCCCATTTAGTGCTCCTAGTGTGTGTGTTGCTGTCTATGTGTTAATTATAGCAAGGTTTTGCCAAACTGTCAACCAAAAAGTTTGTAGTACTTGGGTATTACATGCTCCAGTAAGTTTCTGAGCTTGGGCTACAGTAGTAGGGCGTGTCATAACGCTCTTGAAACTCTATGCCACCCATTAAGTTTTGTCTGGTCACAAAAGTTTCAAACACGTTGGCTACCACGCCATCCCTACGAAAGTCTTCTGCAAGACACTCAATGTAGTCTTTGGTGCTGGGGGCATAGTCCATCACTTTAATAAAACGCAAGCCTGCCTTGTTTTTGCCGTAGCGCTCATCACGTTTGATACGCTTGTCTGCTTTGTAGATTTCAATTGTGTATTCAGTTAACTTAGACATTTTCAACTCCTGTTTTGCTTTGCTATGTGTATATTATAACAGCTTTTGGATTAATCGTCAACCAAAGACCTTACACATAAAAGGGTGAGTTGAATCCAAGTGTGTTATACACACATTCACGCACGGCTGTATCGGTTGCTTCACCAAAGTCTTCGGGGAATCTTTCGGCCAAGTTGGTCAATGCAGTAAGTGTGGTGGGCCAATCATATTGAAGTATGCTGGCCTCTCGCACAACCGCTGCCACTGCATCATTGCCCGACTCTGTGTACATGCTGAAGTTTTTCACACTGTGCTCCTGTTGCTAGTATTGGTATTATAACACTGGTTGGACCATCAGTCAACCAAACTCGTAAAATTTAACAGTAGGATCCACAGCCTTTAATTCCAGGGCCGCGGCGCGGAGCACACGGTATCTGCGGCTCTCTTCTGCACCGCTGAGCTCGCCATCACAGCTCAAGTTCTCTGGACTAAGGTCGCTGTCCAACATGCCTGCGATACGCTGACGGTCTGCACTCAGGGCCAAGCTGAGGGGCGCATCACCAAAGATGGCACTCCATTGATTCTTTTGGTCTACATAGTTTTGTAATGCACTCATAGTGTCGCTCCTAGTGTGTGTAAGTGTATATTATAGCATCAAACAATAACCCAGTCAACCACTGGGTTATTGTAACTTCACAGTGCGGCAGTGTCAACGGCTACATCTGCCAGCACCACTGTGACTTCGTAGCTCTTCTTTGCCTTGTAGAGCAGCGCTGCTATCTGTTGAGCAGCATACGAACTGTCAGCAACGATGGGCTTCTGCTGACCTTTATAGAATGCAATGTATGTACGCATGACTTAGTCCTTTGTTGCTGTTTAAGTATTAATTATAACAGCTTTTGGACAGCTTGTCAATCAGTAGTCTGCAGAAACCCTACCAGCAGCAGGGTCATAGCTAAGGAACACTTTGTTAATCTGTAGCTTGTTGTCTTCCATGTACTCTACCTTGTAGGCAAACTGTCCACCAGTTGTGATGCCCACGAACATGCTGCGCTGGAATGCAGGACGCTTGTAGCCTGCTGCTCGGATAGCGTTGGTCAATGCCACAGCAGTGAACGTGGTCAGTGTCTTGAGAGCGCTTGGCGTGATCATATTGTCTCCACTGCGTCGTCTACCATCTTGTTGCACAGGTTCATTGTCATCATGGCCACAGTCATAGCCAATGCTCGCTCTGGACCCGAAAACTTCTGTAGGTAAGCGAACAGGTCCGCTTGAGTCTTTGGTGTGGCAAACATGCCACTGCATGGAATTGGATTTGTCATCTTGTGTCCTTTGTTGCTGTGTAAGTATTAATTATAGCACCGTTTGTCCAAACTGTCAACCACTAGTTAGTCACCACGGCAGTCTGTGTTCAGTGTAGGCCCTAGTTCGCGGCGCAGCTCTACTTCGCGTCGATGGGCAGCAGCTTTGCCTCTCAGTGTTTCCCACACGTATACTTCGATCTCGCTCTTGTCTCTGAGTGTGCGCAGCGCTGCACACAGCCGCCATGCCTTGTTCTCTGTCTTGGCACGGTACCAGTGCTTGGCTGCACGAGCTAGCACTGACTTGTTCACAGTGCTTTCAGTCTTAGCTGTGACACCAATGTAGCTGGCACCACCTACACGCAGCTCATAGATGATGTGCGTACGGTCGACTCGCTTCTTACGGGGTGTGTTTTTTGTCTCCATAACAGTATTATACGACACTTTGAACACTCTGTCAACCAAAAAGAAAAGCCCCTAAGGGCTCAGTGGTTATTCGTCCCCGTCCGGGCTGTCATCTGCCGGGCTGTGCTGTTCCGTGGCAGCAGCCTTCTTCTTGGGCTTGCCCCATGCTGAGTAGCTGGCACCTTCCACTCTGCCCGATACATTGTTGGCGATCTTCTGAATCTTTCCGCCCTCAGCTAGAAAGGCCGCCATAGCTGCTTCGCCTGCTAGCCGTGACTCTCGCTTTTCTCTAATGGCTGCTGCCTGCTGTTCTGCTGCTTTACCTGAATCGTATTCTGACATCTGTATCCTTAAGTTAACTTGGTCCGGCGTGCAGGAATCGAACCCACATTCTAGAGGTAGAAGCTCTATGTCCTATCCGTTGAACGAACGCCGGGAAATTTGGTGGGCCGACTTGGAATTGAACCAAGACCCTTATACCAAAGATGCTTTGTTGGACCCTCCGAAGTCGAATCGGAACTTTAAGAATTATGAGTTCTCGGCACTACCATTATGCTAGAGTCCAACGAAACACCCTTGTCTTATTTTCTTTATTTCAGCAGCCTTTATTATACACAACTTCTCGGGAAATTGCAACCACTTTGCTCTATCTCTATCTGTTTCATACCCCTTTACCTCTATGTATAAATCTATAGATTCTATATAGAAGTCCGGAAAATATCTACGTGTGCCGTTCCATTCATAGCTAAACGACTCTGTGGGCCTTTTTGGATCTAACCCTTGTTCTTTGGCCCATATATAGAAATCAACTTCCCATTGCCCTTGCAGCTTGATACCATCAACTATTATCTGTCGAGTTCTTCCTCTGTTTGAACTTGAATATGATTCGGGATTGGCCAACACTGCCCGCTTCATAGATTCCGATAGTTTCTTTTTAGATTCATCAGAATGTCTATAGCTAGAATTTTTTGCAATTATCCTTTCTCTACCTTCAGGAGTCAATTGTTCTATAACTCTATTAGAATTCTTTGGACAGCGTCTTACATGATTACTTAATCCTGACTTTGTTTCATATACTTTAAGGCAAAATACACATGGTGTTGGATCAATAGTTGGGTTTGGCATATAGTTCTCCTATACTTATTTATCATAGGAGTTCACCGCTTTACCATTAAGCTATCGGCCCTGTGTGCTATTCTTCTTGATCCTGTGCATATTGCAGCACCATCTTGTGCAAAGGTTCCATGTGGGTTTGAAATACCTCCGGCGCTGCATCAGCAGCACGTTGCATGTCCCACGCGCCCGGATAATGCCGCAGCAAACTTCTTGCTTCCTCACGAACTGCCTTGG